TTGAATCTTACGCCTGATGTTCATTACGCCAAAAGGAAGCCGTCTGCAATCAGCCAACACTTTCTTGACCGTCCAGAACTTCTTCCCTGCCTTTGTCCAGTCATCCAAAAACACATAGTCATCAGTCTTCTGTTCTTCTTCCCTGTAAGGCAGTTCAAGAATATCTTTCTTCCGATAAGCGCACGAACTGTGCATCCACACAAACTGCCCTGACTCAAAGAGTTCCCTTGTCATGTGGGGAGGCATGAAGTTCCGCTTCGGGTGTCCATCCACGTTGCATTCGTTGTATGCAGAGGTTAGACAATCAATGTGTTTTGCCTTCTGGAAGAACTTATAGGTGAACTCTGCTCGGTAGGGATAACTCAAATCGTCCTGATCTGATACACAGATTATCTCGGCATTAGCGAGCTTATTGCCATAATTACGGGCTTCACACACACCGCCATTCTTCTCCAATCTCTTGTAAACTATCCGTGAATCCTGCTTACAGAACCAATCCATTAAATCAGGGGTAAAGTCGGGTGAACAGTCGTCAATGACGATAATCTCAATGTCCTGTATTGACTGTCCTCTAATGGTATTCAATGTTTCTGCAAGATAGGCATCCCCGTCATAGACAGGGATGACAAACGATACTTTAGGCATTGACCACCTCCGCAGGGACACCGTAGGCTCTCGCACCATCGGGTATATCCTTGGTCACGACACTCCCTGCCCCTATCAAAGCATTTTTACCTATCCTTACCCCACATATCACGGTTACTGCCGCACCTAACGAAGCACCGTCTTCAATGACCGTCCGCAGCCATCCATCTTTTCCTGACGGTGGGTACTTGTCGTTTGTGAAGGTACAACGGGGGCCAATGAAGCAGTTCTTCCCTATCTTCACTCCTTCAGGGATAAAGGACATCGCCCCTATCCGTGTGTATTCCCCTATTTCTACGTTCTCACCAATTTCAGAGAACATGCCGATTGACACGCCTTCTCCTATCTTTGCTGAGTTATATACGTTTGCCGGATACCAGATTGTGATGTTATTCATACTTCAGCACCTCCTGTAAGATGGGGTTAGGGTGCTGTTGATTAAGTATCTTGGTATTGGGTATGACGCAGTGGCCTTTTATAGGCCCGTTAGGAGGTTGAAGAATAGGTCGTTGAAATAATGGCCCAACTCCTCGATTATAATATACATCCCATTCAATTACATGATTGTAGGAAAATCCGTATATATCACATAGTTCTTTCTGATACTGAGCAAACGCTATGCTCATACCATATTTGGCAAGACACATTAGTTTAAGAGCTTCCGTTTCTTCCGATGTAGAAACACACTCACAATAAAAGCCAGCCCTTTGGAGATAATTCCTTGCTTCTTCTACTTTTTCTCCACCTATCCATTTTTTGAACGTTTTTAAATCTTCTTTCATCCTGTCATGCCTTCCCAATATCGGGCTATGGACAGCATTAGGAATCTGTCTTGTCGTTCCTATGGGGACAGTGGAATGGACGATAACGAGAGAAGGGTTAAACAAATCTTGATATACATTTATTATGTCCAAGAATTTGTCACTGTAAGGTATAGTAATATTCAACACTTCTATATCGTGAGGCAGTATTTTTATCAATGGTGTTGTCTTAATGTCATACCCCTCTACATCGTTTCCGTAATGCTCCTGCAATATCTCAAACAACGGCCCCCCTGTTTCTCCTAACCCTATGACCGCACTTTTCAATTCCACACCCCCTTGGTTTGAGTTGTAATGTCTTCTAATCGTGCATATCGCTTAATCTCCTTTTCCGCTATCTTTTCTAATTTCCTTTTAAAATTCTCAGGGTTCACCCGAACCTTGTAGAAGTCAATATCTGCCTTGTCCATCTTCGGTTTTTCCCTCTGTATCTTCCGTATGGTATGGACAAGCATCTTTCTAAGTTCAGGGACATTAGTAAATCCCTGTATCCAGTAAGCTCCTGCATATTGCTGATTCGAGATGACCTGATTGCCACGGCACAGCGAATGGGTCACATTCGTCACCCTGTCGTCAAAGTGAACTGTTATCTCGCACGATAAGTCATTCACCCGTATCTCCTGATCGGGCATAGCTTTCTTTAGTTGGTCTGCTAAGTCATAGTCTGACACCGATATGGCAACCATCTTGTCGGTGCTTTCGTCTATCCTAACAGGCAGGAATGTTTCTTCCGGCTCAAGGTGAAGCCAACGTAACACTTCTGCATCCCTTCGTGTCGTTACCCAATGGGTATTTATCCTCTTTAGCACCATGTCGATGTAGTACATGGCGGTATTCAGGTTCCATGAAGACATGAGAGAGTTGATGTCATATCCTGTCCAATGGATAATCTTATGCCCGTAGTGCTGGAAGAATACCCCTGTTGAACGCTGTATGCCTTCCTCATCACACATGAACCCGTAACAGTAGATAAGACGGTAGTTGTGAGGCTTCACACCTGGATATAGCCTAAAGTCGCTTTCCGTCATTTTGGCTATCTCAAGGGCAAGCTGAGAGTCAAGAAGCGAAGTAACGCATATCGGCCTCTGAGGTATCCTATGTTTGTCCTGAACGGCTTTTCTTCTATCAATCCAGTAGTTGCTTGAGTCCATAGAAAGACCGCCCTGCTTGGGCATTTCTGCGTAATACAGGGGTTCTTTGATATAGAAGGCATCGGTATCTTTTGTTACCGACAACGCCCAATCCCAATCTATCAGGGACTTCAAATCCGTACTCCACCGCTTCCAGTATTTCCGTTTGACAGGGTTCGCACCGTCTATAAAGTTCTCACACTCAAGGTGATACCTGTCATACGGGTTGGAGTGGTAGATATTGGCAGGGTTTGGGTCTACCATCTTGTAGCCCGAATAGACCATGCCGTGTTTCGGGTTCTCGTCAAACGCTTCCATCCAGTTTCGCAAGGCTCCTGGCATGATATATAAATCAGAGGATAGGTGTGATATGACATCCCCTGTCGATACCGCAAAACCCTCGTTGTTTGCGTTACCCAAGTTGCCCTGTTCAAGCGAAAGGATACCCACCTTATCCCCGTACTTCTCTTGAACGGACTTGATGAGTTCATCCTTCGTTTCCCATTGTCCGTTAGGAACAAAGATAATCTCCCTGTTCTCGTAATCCTGGTCGAGAATAGACTCAATATTCCTGAATATAAACTCATCACATTTATATCCAGGCACGATGAAACTGACTTTTACGTCATCCCTCATTAATTCCCCCTTACTCGCTTTAAATATCCCTTCACGTTAACCAAATTTCAATTCTCCCTCTGCGCCACGGCATCGTTGACACGCTCCAGGGTCATCAACAACAGGCTCATACCCATAGGAGTATGCCTGTCCACATTCAGGGCATTTAGCTATCTGAACGCCATTTATCCATTCAGCAATATCCCTATCTCTCGCCTTTTTAATGTCAAACCACTCTTTGACTGTTATGTCTTGTACGCCCATAGTGTTTTAAGAAGGGGTGAGTTGCCCCACCCCTTAGTTTAACTACTTACCAACCGTAGAAGGTCTGCCGTTGACCACCCACAGGCAAGCACTATTGTTCAGCACTTTTGCCGTGTAGATGATTCTATAACCGACAGTTGAAATTAAGCTCAACGGGTCTGAAGTCGTATTCGGGCCAGGTGTCTTGATGAAGGTACGGATGCCTCCATCGAAATCCGTTACACCGTATGCGCCCTGTCCGAAGAAGAAGTTGAAGTATAGTCTGCCGTTACCGTAGGCTGACAACGCAGTCCTTTTGCCGTTGGCAGTACCGCCGAACAAACCAGAAGTGGAGAACAAGGGGGCTTCAGTCGAGGAATAAATTTTGAATCCCTCAATCACACCCTCAAACCCACGTTCAGGCTGACCCTGACGACCTGTACCTTTTTCAAACGATGCCATTCCAGACTCTACATACTTCGTGTAGTCACGGAATGCAGACGTACCCCTTAACTGGTTCACCATATCGGGATGCATGATACATTTGTAGTACCCGTCAGCAAACCGTTTTGCGTGGCGAACCTTCAATTTCAGGGCGATTGTCCTGAAAATATCAGGTGTCCATGCAGTACCGCTTTTACCGCCAGCGAGTGCGGAGATGGCATGGCTTCTGGTTGATAGATCATTGATAGACCATGCGGGAGCCTGCAAGGAGGTTGAGGAAAGAGTCGTAAAGAATCTGCCAGCGGAAAGGCACATAGGGTCGTCACCGAGATAACCCGTCCCTGCCGAACACTGGAACTGTGCAGATGCGCTCGCCCGTTTCCAGAGCAAAAGTCTGGAGGTCATAAAATCAAGGCTGAGTGCGGAAGCATCAGCAAACAAGTCTATTGCGCCCTGCACTACGCTGTTGATAGAAACCATGTCAACGTAGGTTGATATAACAGCATGGTCGCCAATCATGTAAAGGGATGCACTCACACGGACAGCAGAGATTCCTCTGCCCGCGCCGGCAGCAGACTCAGTAATAAGCCTGCCGTAAGATAGTGGAGTCCATCTGTGCCAGTAAACGCTCTGGCCTTCATTTTTCGGGAGTTCTTTCTTCTCGCCGAACTGATGAAACATAAGTTGTGGTTTCATCCTCTCAAGCATAGTCTTCTCGTAGTAAACGGGAATGAGATATGCCAATTTGTTACTTGCCGAAGTCAATGTAGCCATTGTAAATCTCTCCTATTAAAGACAGCTACCATCCAGCGTTCTTGGTAAATTTCAGACCAAGGGCTTGTGCCATCTGGTCGCTTGTCATGTTCTTGATGTCTTTCATAGAAGGCATTTCGGTAGGAGTAGAACCTTTTTTATTGCCAGACGGTATCTGCGCTTTCTGCTTCAACGTCTGTTTTTTTACTCCTTCGTCTATGCCCTTCTGTTTGGATTCAAGATACAGGTTGGCAAAGAAATCACGTTCAGCCATAGCAACCGATGTTTTATGATCGTATCCTTCATCTTTATATTCGTGGTATCCGTCCTTTATCGCCTCCCAATGGGGCAAGGACGCAGATATTTCACGTTCAAAAGTACGGTCAAATTTTCTCTGTTGCAGGCGTTCTTTTTCGGTAGTTTCAAGGATAGTCTTGGTAAACTGCATCAAAGTCCTTACTGGACTTTTCTGCAATTCTGCCACAAAGTCCTCGTCAATCTTAGAAAAATCTACTTCTCCAACTTGCCCCTTAGAGGTAAGTTCGGCTTCCTTTTCCTTGAGTTCACGAAGTTTTTCCTCGACACGATACCCTTTCTGAACATATTCCCTGATTTTCTCGGCAGGGATATCAATCTCTTTCCCCTTGTACTTGATCCTCAACGGAGTTTCGGTCTGTTCTTCGGTTTCTGAAGCCTCTTTCGTTTCTTCTTTCGCTTCTGTCTGCTCGGAAGTTTCCTGAGTTTCTTCACTTGCCGTTTCCTGACTCTCTTCCTCCACGGGTGCAAGGACTTCTTCCTGTACTTCTTCCTGCACACCACCTTCTACCAACTGACTCGTTTGCTCCTCGATTTCCTTCAGAATATCTGAAGATGTCATTGTAGAGCTATCTGCCATAAATCACCTCGTATTATTATGTATTTTCGGGAACAAGTTTGTTTAATTCTTGCGCCCACCTTTGCCGTTCTGTTTCTGCCGTAACAAGTTTGTTCTTAATAGCCTTCAACGTCTGCCTCTTGCTACGGACGCTTGCAAAGAAATATTCTCTTGCCTGCGGATCCATTTTGTAAATGTCTGCCTTATCTTCATTGTCCAGAGTTTCGTCTATCGCCACATCAAGCCATGATAGGAAGAATTTGCCGGAAGCAGAATTAGCAAGAATAGCCCAACTGCGCCATTCCTCCGCTATGTTCCGTACTTCACGGATTGATTCATCATCTGTCTTTATGACTTTCTTTCGTGGCATTAGCCCAACATACCCCCTATTTCACCCATCAGGGCAGGATTCGGGCTTCCTTCAGGCATACGCATTTCACGCTCACCCAACGCTGGCTGCTGACCTCCACCCTGCATACCGCCTGTCAGCATCATCATCAACTGCTGCATCTGCTGTTCTTCGGGGCTGGCGAATAACTGCTCGGTATCACGGATGCCAAAGTAGTCAAGGAGCCTTCCTAACCATTGGTCTGCCCGTGGTACGACAAACGGCAGAAATGCCTGATTGCCAAATACCAGCGTCATAGCCTCGATTAACTGCTTCCGTTCTATCTCTTTGGACACCTTGTACTGAGATACAGCCTTGAAGGTGAAATTTCCTTCGTAGTCTTCAGGCGTTGCCGTTATAGACTGACTTTCAGGCCAGTAGTAGAACCCGTTGGGGTCGGTCATAAACATTTTCTTGTACTTGACAATATCCCTGACCATATCCTCCACTGACATCATGGAAAGGAGAAGGTTGTATGTGTCTGCCCTTAATTCCCCTGCCTGTTTCATCCCGACATATTCTGTTGCGGTATCGCTTCCACCCGCTACAGATTGACCGCGCATTTGAGGAAAAGCATTGGAATAGTTCTGAATATCCATCTCTATACGAGATTTACGCTGTAATGCTGCCGTAAGAATGTTCCAATCCACCTTCATAGGAGTTACACCGTTCACATCGTCCGTGAACAGAATACCTCCTGACTTGGCTATAATGGTTGACTTCTTGACATCTGCCCCTCGGCTGACAATCCACTGAGGATTCAGCATAAGGTTGACAGCATCGTTGAACTGGTTCTCGTTCTCATTTATTTCATCGAAAAGCCCCTTGCCTTCCTCTAAAATAGACATTCCATAGAACTCGTCATCTAAAGGAATAGGGGTAATAGCCTTGAACGGCAGGGAACCAAGGAAATTTTCACCGTCATTGCGGATAATGTTGTTATCCCCTGTCATAACGATAAAATCACGGTACGACCAATAGCGGGTTACTTTGACCAACTCAGAATATTTGTCGTTTTCCCTGCTCGGTATGGTTTTAAATGAACGGACAGTCTGTTCTTCGTTGGTATAGATTTCCCCTTCATGGATACGGATTTTGTTTATGTTCTTATAATTGGGATTGTTGGCATATCCTTTTAATATCCATGCCGGAACGTAATCTATGGCGATAATAAAAGCATCGGGGTCATCCATTTCGGTGATTGTCGGGTTTACCCATGTGTTAAACCAGTTCCGCACCTTGAAAATAGGCATTTCTCTGCCATTTACCGTTCCCCAAGGGTCAATTTCCAACCAACCGCAAGGATATTTGAACGCCTGCTTGTAGAGCTTGTATGCAAGGATAGGCCACTTTTGCAGATACAGGCACATATTCGCATCTTTCTCGACAATCTTGGCTTTCTGACGGCTCGCATCGTCTTCTTCCACCACTCTGACATAGGGAAGCATGGAGGCAAGCATCTGAATACACTTACCGAGGTAGGATTCCACGATAATGTAAGGCCACGGAAGGCAAATATTTGACAAATATGGATGAGAAGTCTCGTCAATATAGGCGCGATACAACTTCTCGTTCTCTATCGCCTGTTCTGCGTACTGCTCTCTCCCCCTGTCTGCCACGTTCCATCGTTCCTGAACCATAGCAACTGCCTGTTTGTCGGTCATATACCTGCTCTCCCGTAGAGTCTTGAACTTCTGCTCGCCCGTGGATGTGTGTAAGCTGCATCTGCCTGTTCTTCCCACACGGCATCGAGAAATTTGAAATTTGAATTATAGGCGTAAACATGGTTGATGCAGGTATCGTTACCCTCAACCTCCAACTGATCGCGGAGGGTTCCTTCGAGGTTCCCCTTGACGTATCTCTTAGCCCCCCATGTATCGAACTGCTCTATGTGAAGCTGGCAGGAGGGGTCAACGTACCATTCCCGGTGCTTCATCTTGTCGCAGAGGAACGTATGGGCAGAATCGAAAGAAGGATTACCTATCTCAAAGTAGATACCGAACCCACGGAACATCTGTATGATGGACTTCGGGACGTTCCCGCCTTCCTGTATCTGCTCTACCTGTGCTATCTTGTCGATAATCCACTTCTTGACACGGACGGTAAACCCTGGCTTTGTAAGGGTTGCCCGTATCGCTTGAGCTACCGTACCGACTATGTGGTCTTCTATGACGTTCTCCGCCCATGTGTACCAGACATTGTTAGGGTTCACCTGAATATAAGAAACGACAATGGGCTTGACAGGATGCCAGTCAACGATGACGGCAGTAACATTACCATTCGATACTTCGTAAGGTTTCTTTACATGGATGTCATAGGAGAAGGGTTCAAACACCCTGCCCTTGAAGGAGATGTCTTTACCGAACCTACGCATGTAGAGTTCCTGCTCGTTCATGGAACCAAGGACTTTCTTTCTCTGTTCCTCTGGCATAAAGGGGTTCTCAAGGGAATCAAACTCACCGATGAAATAGGACGGGTCTTTCTTCTGCCGTCTTATCTCTCCTGTCCATGATCCATAATCAGAGGTCATGCCTAAGAGGAAGATGCCTTTCTTCTTGATGATACGGGGTCTGCCTTCATTCCAGAACGACTTGGGGGGTTCTTCGTCCCATGCTATACCGTCCACCCTTGCGCCTTTCAGTTTACGGGCTTCCTGGTCGTGTCCGAACCACTTCACGGAGGAATCACCGATAGTCATAATTTTTGCTTTTCTCTGAAAGTTGTAGGTGTCCTTAGGTGTCCATTCGGTAAACGTCTGGACCAAGGCGGTATCGTCCTCCGTCTTTACATTGGACTCTGACGGCAGGTCAGGAGAGACTACCCACCAACTAAGCGGAGGTTTGGGACGGATTGTTTTGTTGAGCTTCGCCCCTGCCGGAAGGTCGCTTTCTGACTTTCCACACATTTCAATAGCCCGTTTCCAGGTGAGCTTTTGCAGGGGATGTATCCCAAGGCACTCCATAATAACCCATGCGGTTTCCCATACTGACTTCCCGAACTGGTTCCCAGCAAAGGCGCAGTAGAATATGGCATTCAAGAACCTCCAAAATATCTCAGGGTTTTCCCAGGGGTACGTCATCTGCCGCTGTCGAAGGTGAGCATAAGGAAAAACAATTTCCTCATCCCCTATCATCAGCTTCCACGGACGGCCTTCCTTACCTATGGGTAAACCTGTCTTCTCATCCCACGGCAATTCAAGGGACTCGGCATAGAAATAGATACGGTTGGCCTCGTTCTCTGCCTTAATCTGCTCGATTATCTCAGGCAGGTTATCTCGTATCTGTTGGGCTGTGTTGTCCACTATTTACCTTTCGGTTTTCTTTTCTTTCCGCAGGGCATCCCCACCCTCCAACTCATGTAATTTCATCGTACCACATATCGTACACTTGATATACGCCCTACCGTCCTTAAAGGTGACAACCCATTCGTGCTTATGTTCCACGACGACCTCGCTTGGCAACTTCCTTGCGAGGGGGAATGAAACCTTTTGTTCCAGGGAAGTTATCTTTTATTTCCTTCACAGGAGGATTAGCAAATTCTTCCATAGTCACTATTGGTTTGGCTTTCTTTAAAACATCAATGGACGCATAATCAGGGACAGGTACTTCCTCCTTAACCATTTTTTTCTTTCTGCTGCACTCTTTTAACTGATACGTCATGTGCGCCCCGTCAAGAGAACACACCCTTACCGTAACAGGGTCTTGTGTCCCGTTCTGTGTGGTACGCATGATAACGTTTATACAGTCATCACAAAGCATGTATCCTCCAAATTAAGGGGCTGTTTTGATTGTCTATCCATGTATGACACCAGCCCCTTTCACTCCCGAAGATGAGGGAGGGACAAATATATTTATTATACCTATTGACATTATGTAAACATTATGGTACACTTTATTAATAACTAAGGAGGATATATGAAACGTAAACGCCTTACCCAAGTACAAATGCAAGAAGCCATTACCAGATACCAATCTCTTGACCGTATGGAGAGCATTGCAAAAGACTTCGGTTGCACACGACAGGCAATATTTAAGATACTCAAAAAGGCTGGTGTAGATACTTCCAAGAAACAACGCATAGAAAGAACCTGTCCGGTGTGCGGTATTACTGTTTTTAGAAGAAGGGGCATGGCAAGAAAGACCAAGAACTCTTACTGTTCTGACGCTTGCTACCGTGAGCATCTTCACTCCCTTGGAGAAGCATACAACCCATCGAACTACCATTCCCGCATGGCAAGAGAAATTATTCGACAATACTTTGACTACCGACCAGAAGAAGGACATATAGTCCACCACATAAATAAAGACTGTCAGGACAACCGCAAGAAGAACCTTGAGGTCTATGCTTGTCAGAGGGATCATCTTCGTCATCATCGTGGTTTCCAAGTTACTCCTTTGTGGAGCGGAGTTGAACATTAAGGCAATACCCCATCTAGATAAGCCTCACAATCAGGTTCATCCTTCATCATCTGTACTGCCTGGTCTGTAGGGGTCATTTTTTTATCGGTGAGAAGATACTGTTTAACGACAATAGCCTTTCTCCAATGTTTCTTATTAAGCAAAGAATAGATATTGTGAGTTCCTAATGCACGGTTGATAGAAATGAACCGGTGAAATTCAAGCACTTTTAATGCACGGGTTACATGACGTTTCCCATACCCTGTCTCGTCCATCAAATACGGTACTGATGGAAATGCCACCTGCCCCTTATCGGCATGCCTACATAAAGCAAAATAAACAGCAGATGGACACCCCTTTAAAAGACGTAACCACTTACCTTTTATAAACTCGTTGTCAACGATGAACCAGTCTTGTTCTCTGAGATCACGAACTTGGAATGTACCCTTCTTATTTGATACTTTCTTTCGTCTAATCCGTGTTTTAATGTTTAATATATTCGACATGTTACACTCCAAGTAGTGACATATCTGTCACCGGTGACTTACGAGCACCCCGAAGTATACCCACTTTAGGAGCCATTTTTCTTAAAGAACCACCTTTAGGTGACAAAAACGACACTATAACTATACTAAGATGTAATAGCCTACCCCCTATGTTGTGGAGGAGGTTAGGAGTCAATTTCAATGAGAGGGGGGAGGGGGTGGTGACGGCAGAGTATAGCCAATGATACTGATAATAGTTATTATGTACCATGTCCATTATGTTACTATGTATCATAACTACTTAATATCCTTATCGTTATTATCTATAGGTGTTATATCTATTGTGGCATCCTGCCTGGATAGCTGAGACAATACCATTGCTTGATCTATCAGCTTATTAATGTCAACTACCTGTTTTTGTTGGACAATATCAATTTTATCACCAATAACCTTGTTTAATACCAACTGACATGCTTGGAGCCGTACCTGAGGAGGCTTATCCTCGGAATGGATTATCTCCCCTACATGATATATTGCAGGTATCGCAAGATCATTAATCGCTTCCACTGGCTTATTATGGTATTGCTTCATATATGCTTGCTTATCTGGATTGTTTTGTTTACTGATAAACCACGGAACAGGTTTAACTATTTCAATATTATTACTTTCCATTGTTCCATTGTCCATAGATGAATTGTTCAAGGTCTCTACGCATGACATATATTTTTCTCGGTCTTTTCCAACCCTCTTTTCGTTTAACGTATGGAATATTATACCTTTTTATATATTCTCTTATAGTTACCTTGTCTTTTTGGAGAATATCTGCAACTTGAGAAATAGTGAGCATGTCAAGGGGATCACTCATTATAGACTTTATACACTAACTATTTCTCCTTGTCAACTATTTGGTATGGTAATTGCATAATCAATATTCATGCCATTCTACGTGATTTTTCCAATAAATCGGTAAATATTTTCTAATGATGTCATTAGATTATTTGCTTAAAAAAAGATTGACAAATTCCAATACTATCATTATAATAATAATATGAATAACACATTAAATAATAAGGAGGAAAAGACAATGAAAGAACAAATTAAATGGGATGTATCGGGACAACCAACAAGAATAGCAGTTGTTGAATTAGCTGGATGGAGAAACAAATACGGCAATGCTACACCTATGGGACAAAGAATAGCAAGAACAAACTGGGACAACCTCACAAGTGCTGCAAGGAATGTACTTATTCATCATGGGATTATTAAATAATAAGGAGGATACAATGGAAACACAAAATGCAGGTATTGATTATGGAATGGGATTAAGTAACATTGACAAGAATACAGGCATTAGGTATGGAGTTATTTCAATCTATGAAGTAACTCAATCATGGGCCGATAGCTCAGAAGCAAATTATAATTGTGCTGATTGCGAATATGCCAACAGTGAAAATGGATGCAATCAGTTCTGCGATGCGTCATCATTTAGCTATGATAGTGATGGATACATAGCAGAACAACTTGGCGATGATACCGATATTTTTATTATCAAATCACCATACTATACTCTTTGCAATTTTTGTTCTCCTTGTGCTCCTGGTGCTGGATACATTATGAGTCAAAATAAAAATGGTATCAAAGCGTATTGTTTTGGGCATGATTGGTTTGACTATGGAAAAGCACCTTACAAGGTCTTTGATGTCAAAACAGATAAGGAGGTATTATGCAAGTAAGATGTTGGAAATGCGGCTATCAATGGACACCACGGACGGACAAACCGAAGAGCTGCCCGGAGTGCAAGGTAAGATTGAAAGACAAAATAGTCATAGTTAAGGAGGCAAAATGGAACTGTATAAATTAACTAATAAGAATGGTTGCACTCACGGCAATACCCAATGGGGAATAGGTGTTACCCATGAATTGAAGGCAAGAAAAAAACCTCGACTCTGTACCAAAGGTGTCCTGCATGCATATAAAAATATCAACCTTGCCCTCCTGCTCAACCCAAATCATGCAAATATTAGTAATCCTAAAATATGGGAGGCTGACGGGGAGATAGTAGTAGAAGACTATGGTAAGGTGGGA